GTGTCCTATCGCTCTCAAAAAAACCACCCCCCTTACTTAAATTACATCTCTTGCATAGTGCTTGAAGGTTATCCATCGAATCATCACCGCCTAACTTTCTTGGAACAATATGGTCTACGTGGGTAGCCTCTAATCCACATCTCTGACAAGTGTGCTGATCTCTGGTCAATACTCTAGCGCGTATCTTGCGCCATAGTGCAGTACTGCCATCATTTCTTAATGCTGATTTCTTAATGGTAATTATTCCTTTGAAAGAACTCCCAGGCTTTACAAGGTGATCCATATCTGTTATCAATATATTTCAATCCCCATTGTATTTGTTGTTCAACGCTGGCAGTTTTTAAATAATCTGATCTGCCTTGCGGTATCCCATAATGCGATCCATTAACAGCAGTTGGATCCCAAGCCGATTCTTTTCCATAAAGTTTGGCTAAGCATTTCATCTGGGTTTTATCATCTACTAATACAGCTGCATATTCTTTTGCTGTTAATTGTTTAACCTCATCAGGTGCAACAGCGTAAGCCGGTGTAAACAGAGATATCCCAATAGCCACTAGCACCGAGCGACCTACCCGCCTCAGCGGGTCGCTCTGAACGCCTGATGCGTTCTGCGTCGATAGCGTACCATTCATGTCAAATCCTTTCGTAAAAGTGCAGGTCAAAGCGGTGTTTCTATTTAGAACCTCCCCATCCTGTTCCTTTAAATGAAATACCAATACTGCTCCAAACCCTGTGCATTTCGATTCCACAACAGATTGGTTTATGTTCCTCATCCATTGACTTTTCCATCTCCATAGTTATTTCGCAGCTGATGCATTTGAATTCATAGATCGGCACGTTAAACACTCCATTCCTTTAAACAAGTATGTTCCATCTTGGTCGCATCTGACAATCTCATGACTGGGCGCTTTATTGGCAATTAGCGGCATTAAATCCTTAACTTTGATAAATGCCAGGTATTCGCCTGGGTCTGTGTCGCCTTGACCATTGCATCGCATAATAACGATTGGCAGTTTGCCATTCGCGTTTGCAGCTGATTGCTTGATCCAGGCTAAAGGCTGAAAGTCAGCCCTGGCCTTGACTTCAATCGAAACGCTAGGGATGTTAAGGATGTCCTCACCCTGACGACCAGCCCCGGCAGTATCTGCATACTCCCACCATTGTTTTAGATAATCGGCTATGACCTTTTGGGTTCTGTAGCCTCGATGTTTCCGATGATTAGCCATTGACCGAATGACACTTTTTACAAGTCCATGTGGCATTGAATGGAGCATCAGCGCTTTCAATATTTGCAAGATGAGCAATAATGACTTCATCGTTGCATAACTGGCAATGAACAGACATAGACATTAGGTTCATCCATTGACCATTGACGTTTACTTCTACAAATCCCATCACACACTCCTCAACTTTTGTTTTTCCCATTTACCGGATGATCCGAGTTTGTACCAAATTGTTGGACATGCTTGCATTGGTGCTTTATTACCAGATGGGCAAAAGAATCCACCCCAAGGACGAGAATTCTTTTCGCCTTCACGCCATGTCATTTGACCATGTTCGCAAAGTTCTGAATTAGCAAGTCCTAAAACATCTTGAATAGAAGAAATGGCATCAGCTGCTGAAACTGCCATTGGCTGATTTGGATCGTTGTAAACTGGGTGATTGCTCCAAGGATCTGCAGCTAGTGCTTCTTCTTTTGTTTTAAAACTTGGCACTTCATTTGCTTGCTGGATTTGCTTGGCCGAAACTCTTTCAACCTTGCTCATTTCCTCTCGACTGGGTCTTTTGCCTTTAGCTGCATAACCGCCGTTTGCAAGCGCCCGACCGATCGCTGAAGTCTCACAGTTCTCCAAAGCTGAAGTCGAATTAACACCGCGATCAGAAACCTTCTCCTCAGCGTAGCCGGTGCTGAACGCCACGCTATCTGCGAAAGTTCGATATAAATATGCTTTAACAATGAATCTATCATTTTGAAAACTCTCCAATTCTGTGCTTAGTCTAAAATCCGGGAAATCTTTTATAAACTTTTCCAGTCTAGTTTCAACCGTCTCATAATCTGCTAAATTAAATGCCATCTGGTAATTCATCCTGTCCCATTAGATAATCGGTTTGTTCTGGTAATGACCATACTGTGCCATCTGCCCAAGTCTGCACGTCAACCGCGCATTGATTGCAGTAATTCCTGCGTGTCCCCTTGCTTTTTGGGTGATTGCTTAAAACTGTGTAACTAGCTGCTTTTTGTCCAAGTAGCGAATTGACGCCATATCGGACTTTGCAGTAATCGCACCAAACTCCGGGTGCTGATTTAATAACTGTCAAGGTCATTCCAATCAGTTGATGCAATTTGTCCAGCGAGCGCAATGTATGCTGCGCCGTCCTTGTAACTGTCTGCGTGGAGGCTTGTTTCTTGTAAGCGTGCGATTTTGACAAGTGCCATACAGACTGCGACTTCGTGAGGCTCGATGTTTCGTTCAAGATAGGTGCTCCAGTATTTGGAGATTCGAAGGTGATTGATAGCTGCCAAGCCGTAATCTTTACCTCTGTCTGCGATAAGGTCTTTTGCTTCGTCAAGGATGTCATTAGCGATCATTAACACTCACGCGCTGACTGTTTTTGCCTACTACCAAACCCTCTCGCTTGCCCTCATTAAAGCCCTGAGACCAACCGACGACATACCATAAAACATTTGCAATCAGTAATAAGATGATTACTGGCACTTGTAAATCCATTTGTTTTCTCCCTTTATCAGATACTGGGTTTCTCTGATGGGATTACGGTCTCACAATCTGGAGACAATTACACGTTTATTAAATAACGAAACGGTAACGATTTTATGTGTCAAAACACATAATTAGCCCCAGCGTTTACCTTGATAGATAAATGATCCATCTTTAGGATCAATCGGGATAAGTTCAGGCGTGAAGCGCTTACCGTGCAATGTGCCTACCACAAAACCCATTTGCCAGTTTGCATAACCCTTTGTATAGCCCATACCGGGGCTTGCAAGGTCAACAAGGTTGCCAACCTCAACTCCCCATACAATACGGCCATATCGGCCTCCAGAGGCCTCAGAATGGGCAGATAGCCCAAGTCTATGGGTATGCCCTGACACGATTGATTTGCCCATACGCATGGCGCCATTGAGCGCTGTTTGTCCGGGTTTGTTTGATAATGGAAAAGCATCTCCATGGCAGGTATGCCAGCCAGGAGCAAAATCAAATCCATTAGGATGGTAACGGATGTCGGCTTTGTCGTATCCCATAAATTTGTCATAACGGAGCTCAGGCAGATTCATAAATGCCGGTAATCTGCGAGACAAAGACTTATAGACACGCGCCCCGTGATTAGAACCAACAACGTCGGTAACGCCAAGATATTGGAGAATCTCTAAAGTGAGTTTGCGATCCTCATCGATGTTGCCCTCTACTTCTTGCCAAGATTGAGCAAACCCACCAAGTTGCGGTAGGTCGATCTCATCACCAATACAGATGGTTTGGTGAGGCTTGTAAGCCCTTAAAAACTTGCCTAGATTTTTGATTGCTGCTTCATGAAAGAACGGTGCCTGAATATCTGAAATCCAAGCAATTCTTTTGACTGTCATTTAATCCTCGTCGTCGTCATCCACGTAATCGCCCAACTTCTCTGGCGGTATTCCATCAGGCAAAATCCAATGAGGATATGCTTGAGGCTCTGTAATCATAAACATGGCAACATCCTCGGCAAAACCTGCACGCTTCAAGCTGCAAAAGTATTCATAAAGCCCAATGCAGTAAGCATCGAGTTTTGAATAGCCTTGTTCCTCTAGCGCCTTAGTTGCTTTTCTTGCCATGTAGATAAGTGTCCCTTACTTTTTGAGAAGTTCCATCATCTGTTCTTGGCGTGTCTCTATTCTTGCCAATCGGTCAGCGAGAGATGATCCACCATTCGGCGTAAGAGTCCACAACCAACCGCGAACCAAATAACGCAGACCGCCAACAAATACAGCAATCGTCGAGACAATGGCAAGGATGAACCCTGCCCAATCACTTGCACTCACCGCAAACCGAACGCTTCATCTTTAGGATTTAGCCAACGCATAATTGGCGGAATCGTTGCCAACGCGCCAGCGTAAGCAATGTTCTTAGGGTCAGTCTCGCCCGCAGCTATGAGTGCAAGCGCAGCTGTTAGAAAGGCTCTGCCCCAACTTGCTAGCATCTTTTTTAGGTCTTGGCTCATCTGTTCCTCCTAGTAATGGGATGTTAAAAAACTTCGAATCCGTGTCGCCAGCCTTTGTAAAACTGACGTGGATGTGTTTGGTGTGTGGATTGACTCCGGTGTATTTGCGCCAGCGCCAGAGGCTTCGAGCGCTTGCAATCTTGTGATTAAAGATGACATAAGCAATTCGTTTATCTGACTTGGCTGCAATTCGAATCTGGTCGGCAACGTAAGCAGCTGTGGAGGCTTGTTTGTCGAAATCAGCATCGAGATCGATAGCCCGGACATACCCTGAATCAGGGTCAGGGTTATGATCGCTCTTTCTGTTTGAGTGCTTGAGGTCGCCGTAAGTCCCGTCCGAGTCACGCTTTCGATCTGGATAAGCATCGTCTGCCTGTTCTCTTAGTTGGACAACTGACTTACTTAGTCTTGGCTTCATCGATCACAATCGGTGTGGATTGTTCCGCTTGCTGCTTGTCATAATCGGTTTTTTGCATTGAGGTTTCAGAACCGTCTGCATTGGTAATTATGGTGATTTCTTCATATTCACCATTAGGTAATTCTATTTTTATATTTTTTATATTTTCCATTTTATAACTCCGCCGTTAGTCCGAGGTATCCACCTGAAGTGTTGTTATTCATAAGAAATGCTGGTTGTCCTACAGTTCCGCTTCCAGTACCGCTTACATAAGCAATGTCAACAGAAGATTGTGCATTTACAACACTTATAGATGTTAAAGCAACCGTACCAGTACCAATGGCGGCTAATGCGTTTGATGTAGCCAAAGTTGGAATTGCACGCATAGTTGTTGGAAGTTTTACCGCAGTTTGAAAAGTTGTTGCATTGATAAACATACCTACACCATAAGGAGTATAGGCAACCGTTGATGGTGCTTGATAGTAGTACCTCTGGCAAGCGGCTAATTCTCCTTGGATTGTTCCGCTACCACGTGTGAAAGATGTGGCAACGGTTCCTGCTTCAATCTGAACCTGAGTAATTTGGAAGTTTTCGTTTATCGCAACTGTACGATTGACACCACTACCGAACACAATAGGTCCAACCTGAATACCGCCACCGCTGGCATTGTCAGCCGTAGCAATCGCGGTAACTCCTGCAAAAGATGAAAAGTTTAGAGTCTTATATTCCCAAGTATTTGCTGCATTTACTGTGAAAGCAGTTGTGATATCTGTTCCACCAGTTTGCGAAGAATAAATGCGTACATAATGGGAACCAGTTGTGCTTGCGCGATACCAAAAAGAAACTGTGATTGTCTTGCCACAAAGTTGATAAATGTTTGAAGTTTCAAAAATCTGGCTTAAATTGTATTCAGATACTCCTGTGGCAGCCGAAGTTAATTGCTGAACCTTTGCTGAGTATTGAGAACCAGCATTAGGCACACTTGTATCACGAGAATAAGTAGTGTTTTGACCTGTTCCATTGTTAAGGATTTTCCAGCGGTCTGCCAAGTAAGTTCCGTACGCAATAGCCGCTGAAGTTGTGCCACGTTGCCAGATGTCAAAGTTTCCGTTTTGCAAAATGTTGCGACCAGCAGCCTGTGAAGCCTGATAGCGAAGTCCTGTTGAAGTGGAACTATCTGCTACAAGTGTCTCGCCATTGTTGCCTACTGCCAAACGCGCTGGAGTGTCGTTTGCACTAGCTGCGATGAGATCGCCCTTGGCATCGACGATTGCGTTTTGGATCGCGTTTGCATCATCTGTCGTGACCCAAGTGTAATCAAGATCCGTATTAGATGCCTTGCTTAGTATCTGTCCGGTCGTACCACCCTTGAGATCGACAAAAGACGTATCGATCGAGTTGCCAAGGGTACGCATCGCAGCTGCACCATCTTTGACCAAATCTGTATCGTCTGGGGTTTCCCAGTTAAAGTTAGTTGTGTTTGCCATTAGGCAACCGCTCCAATCGCATTATTCCATGTAAGTATACCCGATAAAGTATTCCAAGCCTCGGAGCCTGAAACCTGATCCCAGCGAACTGCAACCTGGGAAAATTCAATAGGGGTCGCATTGATGGTGAGATCGACCCGGTTATATCCAGCCCTAAAAGTAAAGCCCTCGACGTATCCCTCAAAAGTGCCATCGGAGATATTGTTAGGCAGATTGACAATTTTGATTGGTTGTCCCATAAAGATACCGATTAGAGCATCACGATCAGCATTGTCGATTTCGTTGTTACCAAGAGGAAAAGTAATTGCGTCAAATTTAGGACGTGGATAAGCCTTTAAAGCCAAACGACGATCCGCGACTAATTGGGCATCGGCTGCCCCGTGGATAACTGTGTCAATAGATTCTGCATATCTGCCAAAAGTATTGATTGAAGTATTATCAATCGCAGTTTTTTGAGAGCCAAATCCTGCGCCATAATTTAAGGTAATGTCATTGCGGATGTCGCCTGATTGCGTAAGTTGTCTTAATCCGGCAGCGTAAGCGCTATTTGCATCCAATTCTGTGTAACCGTTTGCAGCCAAATAATCCTGTCGATGAGTCGAATCGGCATAACAAATGCGACCTGCACCGTCCTCATATAATTGACCTAAAGCAGATTGAGCAATAAGAGCTGCAAGAGTGTAGCGATCGACGACAGCAGCTGATGAAGGTCGAGATTGGCAAGTGTAATCACCTGGTCGATCAATCTCACCAAGTCCTACATTTTCAGCAGTTGCCCAAGTTGTTGCAGGATTATAGGCAGCCCAAGTTAGAGCCGGTGCTACTTCGTTCCAGTTATTGATTAAAAGATCAACCAACAGAGCATAAATCTGGTCGCCATCCTCATCCTGAGATAACGTGTCAGTCCAAGTTGATTTTGAAAGTCGGGACAAAGCACCGACTGCAGTTATATTGGCAGCTGTGGTGAATCCTGTAGATCCAGCATTTACAACCTCAACACTAAAATCTGTAATGAAACCACCAAAAATAGGAATGAAAGTCCCTGCAGAATTTTGCAACTCTATGGTCAGGGAATCTGTTACCTTAAAATCAAATGCCTCATTGGTAAGATTGACCAGTTGAATATTGCAATAACCGGCTTGAGTCTGTTGTTCAATAGTTGTACGACCGCTGGTAATTGTAAGATTTGCAACTGTGCTACTTGCATAATTTGTAGCGCTACCATTAATGAAAACCTTCCAAACTGGAGACCAGTTGCTCATACGTAAGCCAAACTTGTCGATCCGTTAGTGCCACGCATATTAGAGGATTGGATAATATCCACAATTTGTCTAGCAACGCCTTCCTTGTCCAAGGCTCCAGTTACATTGATGTTGTAGGTATCGCCACTATCGCGCGCTTCGGCTTTACGGAATGATCCTGCATTAAATGATCCAATACTAGAGGCTGCGTCACTTGCAGCAACAGATGCTGCTCTAAATGAACCAGGAGTGCCACCACCGCCACCGCCTCCAGATGTTGAACCACCACCTCCACCTCCGCCGGTGCTTGGCGCAGTTGGCGGAGTATATGTAGGTACGGGGACACTTGGAGCTGCAACGGATGGAGCAGCATTTGCTGGTTTTGGTATTGTTGGAATGTTAGGCAATAATGGAATTGAATTGTAAGCCTTTATGAGAGCATTGATTGCATCGATCGCACCTGATACCAGAGAACGAATAGTGTTAACAACACTACCAACAATGTCCACCACTCCAGCAACGATCTTGGCAACGAATGAAATTGCTCCAGCAAGTGCAACTGTAAAAATCGGAATAATGTAATCGACAATAAATGACCCTAATACCTGGAATGATTCCTTGTTGTCTGAAATGGCTTTTTTGATTGGGTCAAAAAGTTTCGCAAACTTATCAAATGCCGGAACAACTTTTTCAATGATAATTCTAATAAGTGCTTCGATGATTGGAAGCAACTTTGTGCCGATTGTTTCGACGCCTTCATCAAATGCAACTTTTAAGCGATCTACGCGCCCTTGGAAAGTCTGGGCATTAGCAGCTGCTGCCCCACCGAATAAATCTGATAAACGGGATTGAACTTGAGTAAATGACATTGCCTTTAATTCGGCAGATGATAATCCAACGCCTAACTTGCCAAGAGCCGCTGTGTTACCGTCATAAGCCTTACCCAAGGCATTTGCAACGCCTTCAAGAGGCTTGCCTGTCTGAGTTGAAATATCTAAAGCAAGCGCCAATAATTCCTGAGCCTTACTGGTTGAATTGGTGCTTAAAGCCAAGCGAGATAAAGCCGGACGAAGTTGATCATCTGCTACGCCAGTAGCGCGAGCCATCTTGTCAATAGATGTCTCAGTTGCTGCAATTTGTTCCTTTGTAGCACCAGTTGCTTTTTCTAAAGATTGCGCGAGTTTTAATTGAGATTGCTCATCAGCGATTGCAGCCTTAACGCCATCGACGCCAATCTTGATTGCATAAGCAGCTGCTGCTGTTGCTGCTGCTGCAAAGGCAGCACTTGCTATCTTGCCAAACTTTTCCATTCCGCTAGCGGACTTTTCAACGTCCCCATTAGCAGCTTTTAACTTTCTATTGAGATCATCAACGTCAGCAAGAATTGAGAGTTTAAGGGTTCTATTGCCTGCCATTAATCCCACTCCTTCAATATCTGACTAAACGCTGTTTCCCACTTTTGTACTAGCTGAGGCTGAATCTGACGCAATGTTGGATAAATAAAATAACCCGAATTGCCTCTGCCTTTGCTTCGTGTTCGCTTCGGGAACTGCTTGAATCGATTAGATCCAAATTCCATTCCATAAAGTAAATCTAAGGTTGAACCGCCACCGCTAAACTTTTGACGTGCAAAGCCGTAACTAAACTCTCCAAGTTTTGAAGTCTTGCTTACCTTAACTCCATCAGCAATACGGCGAGCAGCACTACCTGAAACCGTGCGAGTCGCTGCTGCAATCTTAATCTTTCCAGCAGCAAACTCAGCAAGATTAGAACTTTCCTTTTTAGCAGCTTCGACGGCTTCATCTGACATACCTTTGAAAGCCCTGGCAATACCGCGTAAATCTGATTTGTCATAAGCGATCTTGACTTCATCTGCCATCCGATCGCTCCTTTAAAATCTCGATTGCCGTTAAAACATCCTCAGCCGTCTCCCAATACTGCATAGGAATCCCCGTCTCTATCGCTAGAGTTACGAGGATCCGACCTATGCTTCCGGCTGGATAACTTTTGGGTTATCGTCTCCGACTATTACGTCAGCAACTGTTTCAGACCAGATTTCATATGACTTAGTTGGTTTTCCTGCGTTTTCACGCTTGTAAGCATTATACGCCAAAAACATTAAATCCCAGATACCGATCTGTCCATCTGCTTGAGAAATAACCTTGCCAGTTGTCTTTTCCCATTTAGCCCACTCAGGAGGTTGAGCAGTATAAGTTGCTTGTTCGCCTGAGTTATATTCGATTGTGATTGGTAATTTCATCTTTGCTCCCGTTGTTAGATTTTAGGTAAATGACTCTGATGGTGTTCCAACTACTTGTAACGCCCAAGTATCAGTTTGTGCTCCTGGAGCAGATCCACCGACTGATGGGAATACTGGCAAAACGTTGCAAGTAAATACAGCGCCTGTTGCAGCTGTCAAAGATACTGCAAGAGTTGTGTTTGGATTTGTATCAGCTGCTGTCCACATTGCTTCAAATAGTGATGATGCAACACCCCAGTCAGCAAGTAACTCTACGTTGAGAGTCCAAATGTCGTCTGTGTGCTTAAAAGCCTTACCATCGAGTGTTTGGTAAATATCGATAGTTGGTGAGTTAACGAGTGTGACGCTAGTTGTCTGCGCATCGTAATTTACTGTTGCGATGCTGAGGACTAGGTCGCGACCCGTAATGACTGTTGTTGGCATTATTGGTTCTCCTTATGCTGTTTGGGTGTACCAAGTGGACACCCGTATATCTGCGACCAGCAAGGTGCTAGCGCCTACTGTAGTAACTGTTGGTCGATCAACTACCTGGAGTTCATATCCAGCCGGTATAACCGCCACAACACTTGTTATAAGTTGCTCGATGTTATCAAGCGAGGCTGGGTTGCTGTTGTAAGCAACGCAGCAGGTTATCGTGTAATTTAACTTGCATCGAAAGGTACTCTTGCCGATTGTCTCAAACTCCATATATGGAGAATCCGGAACGACGACAACAGCAGGAGCCGGAATCTGTTCTGGAACATAACTAAATATGTTGGCAGAAACTCCAGCAAGAGCTGTGGCAAGAGGAGTGCGAACCGCTGAAAGAATAGTGCTAGGCATTACTGAGCCATTGTTTCAACGTCGATATAAGGTCCTAGGAGACCAACGCAACGATTAAACAAGCTGCGCCCCATTCGATATGGTGACGGTGTAAAATCTACGCCTTCAATCTGTCCGCCTGGAGCAGTACGAGATTGGAAGACTTCAACCGAAACTACCATGATCGCGGATTCGACCGCTGCAACTCCAACATAAGTCGAAGCGCCTGTAAGTGTTGCGGTTCCACTAGGGATGACATTCTTTTCGAGGACATTGGCATTAGTGATGTTTGCTGTAAATGTGTATGCATCGACATCATCATTGACTGTTCTAGTGCCGTTAAATGGTGTTCCGCATCCTGCGATGACAACTGATTGTCCTTCTGTAAACTCATGGATTCCTACCGTCGTAAAGGTTGCGACATTGCTTGTCAGCGAAACCATTTGAATCGGTGCAGAAAATGTTGTAAGCAAAGGCAAGATAACTGCCTCAGATGTATCGATTATATCGTTCAAATATGCATCTGAATAAAGAGCAGACGAAACGCCAAGCACTGATCTCAACTCTGATGCTGTGATAATACTTGGCATTTCATCCTCTCTAAACTGCTGCCGGGGAGATCGGGAGCAACCCCCCCGGCATGATTAATTGTTGGTTACTTATGCAACCATGAAGCGGTATGCGCCTGCGCCAAGTTTTGTCGCGATTGCGCCGTAACCGTAGTAAGCAACTTGAACCTGACCTGATGAGATCACGTTTGTCTGAAGTGATAAACGTGCTGATTCGTACCATGTGTAAGCATCTGGATTTACAACGAGAAGTGTGTTATCGCCAAGTCCTGAGCCATCTGTTAGTGCAGTTGAAACACGTAGGTTAAGACCTAGTAGGTTTCCGCGAACTGCGGTTGCAGTCAATGTTCCGCCAGCGTTCTGAGGGTTGATTGTCTGATTGAAAATTGGACGATTTGAAGAATCGACCAAGCCCATTAGTGCGCCCCATTGTTCTGGAGACACGATGATGTTCTGTGCAAATCCAAGTGTTCCCTTGTAGATAGAAACAGCTGCGTCTGAAACAAAGTCAGAAACTAGAGCACCTGTTGTAAGTGCTGCGCGGTTTCCGCCATCTGTTCCACCGTTGATAAGTGCTGTTCCAACTGCAACATCTGTTGCCTTTGCGTATGCAAACTCCATCTGACGAACTAACTCAGCGAAAAACGCTGGTGAGCTGCGGTCAAGAATTTCGAGGCTAAATACTTGCTGTCCAATGTACTTCTTAACATCTACTGAAACGAACGCTGAGTTCATATCTGTATTTGATGGTGTTCCTGCCTCAGATGCAACAGCAACTGTTGGAGCAACTGTGATCTTAGGAATCTCGAAAGTCATACCTGCATCAGGTAGTGCTCCGCGTGAGATTGAGTCAATGATTGGGCGATCTGCGTTTGAGATGCCGTTGATTACTTCTGTTAGTTGACGTGTTGGCACGAGACCAGCATTGTCTCCTGTGTCCGCTGCTGCTGCAACGTACAACTTTGATTCATCGCTGCCCAATGATGCGCGAACTGAGTGCTCCAAATATGAAGCCTTGTCAACGATTGGGTTACGAACCTTTTGTGAATTGAGTGGATATGAAGTCGCTTTGACTTCAGCCTTAGCAGCTTCAACCGCTTCGGTTGATACTGCCTCTGAAACGGTTTCTGACACTAGGTCATCTCCTTCTGTCTTAGGTTCCTCGATCTGAGGCTCCGGGATTGATTCGCTTGCAGCTTGACCTTGTGGTTCTGTTGCTGCAACCTTTTCCACTTCTGCACCTGGGATTGCTCCATCAGTTACAAGTGAAACTTCAATTAACTTCGATGCGCTGATAGCCATAACGCCATCCTTGTTATCCCACGCATCTACTTCGACGCCAACGCTGAAATCTGAACGAAGTCCAGTTGCAGCTTCTTCTAAAGCATCATTGCCAGCAGTTGTCTTTGCGATCTTAAATGATGCAGTAATACCTGACTCATCTTGTGACCATTCGACCAACTTGCCGAGAGGCTTTGTGCGGTTGTGTTCTAAAACTAGTTTTGTGTTTTTGCCAAACTCAATTGAGTTAGGTAGAAACTTTGTGCGACCTGCAGATGTGTTACCTTCCGCGTCCCATTGCACAATTCGTCCTGCAATGATGCGTGTTTCAGCATCTGATGCAGTAATTGTTACCGGCATTGTTATTTTCATGTGTCTATTAGATCCTCTTCTTCGCGAATCTCTTGAACGCTCATTGCGCCAATACGATTCAGGATTTCATAAACCTGCGCGCGCTCCAAAGGATTACCGCGTAGGTATTCGTCTAGCGAATAACGGATT